ATATGAAGCGTTCTGTGTTGGTAGAAAGTACAAGAGATGCACTGGCTTCAAAGACGACACCTTCTGCAACAGAGCATTATGGTGTAGCACTGACTAATGAATCGAAAGTCGTAATTGCAAAATTCAAATCAACACCAGCAGTAGGAGCCTAAGTGCTCCCCTTCTTAAGGAGGGAAGTTATGGAGATTAAAGATAAGGTGAAAACAAAATTGTTGCTTAAACCGCAGTGTAAACACATTGATGCATCCTACATGGATGATACCATCGATGATGCTTTGAATGATGTGAGAGATTACATTAACTCGGACGTTGATGAAGAACTTCCGGAAACTTTGGTTACACCCATCACAGACTTATGTGTTGTGAGATTGAATCTCACAGGCGCTGAAGGGATTGTTAGCAGCTCTAAAGCAGGAACAAGTGAAACGTATATGGACAATATACCAAAGTCTATCAGGCGTAAGCTGATGAAGTACAGGAACTTACCATGAGCATATTCACAGATATGATTCCTGCAGAATTACTTATCAATGAGTATAAAAAAGGACAATCTGGAGCAAAGCATGATAACTATGTATCTGTTGGTCGTATCATGGTGGCTATTTACAAAAATAACAGTTTCAAAAACACGGAAACAGTCAAGTATCAGGACAGCACACACAGCGGTATCACGATGTCTAAGGTATTCATTGATGGTAAAGAATATCGGATTGATATAGATACGCAGCATTATGAGGTACAGGATTTTGACACTTCTGGAAGACAGACTACGCTCATACTGAAAAGGATAGATCTGTATGGATGATGACAATAGAGAATTTTGCAAATCTGTTGATAACGTTACCTTGCAGATACTGAAAGAGATGGAACATAATGTTGAGCGTGGCTGTCTTATTATTGAACGTGCAGCTAAAATAAACTGTGCTGATATAGTGGACTATGGACATCTCAGAGCTTCAATAACTCATGATGTTTCAGTAACTACGAAAGACATCACAGGGCGTATCTACAGTAATCTAGATTACGCACCATATATTGAAAAAGGAACCGGTGTTCATGCGAAAGACGGAGATGGAAGAAAAACACCGTGGTATGTTCCGGTAGATGGATACGCCGGGACGAAACATCCGACATTTGAGGGGAAGGTGGTCATCGTGTATGGGAAAAAGGGAAAGAAGTTTTATAAGACTGATGGTATGAAACCACGGTCTTTTTTAGAACCTGCAAGGGATGAAAACAAGGCTAAGGTTCTGAAAGCGCTGGGAGGTAAGTAATGATCGAATATGCAATCAGAGAGTATCTGGAACTCATCACAGGTATGGATGTATCTCCGGTATTTACTCACGGTCCTTTCCCTGCTATGACTTACAAGATATCACCTTACAGTGAGGGGACAGTGAAGGAGTGCCAGTTGGAAGTAAGAGTGATTAGCGAGAATATGGAAGAATGCTTGGAAATTCGTGCAAAGGTCATTCAAGCATTGAACACAGATGAACAGCAGCCATCCATCGTTATGGGAGACTATGCTGTAAGAGCACAGGTTTCCGGCGGTGGATGGTTATTTAATTCAGAAACGAACATGTGGGAATATCCCACTCTTTTCAATTTACTATGGAGGTAAGGTATGGAAGAAAAAACACAAGAAATTCTGTTAGGGGCTGGTGAGCTATATATGTATGAGTTTAATGGAACAGAAATTCCAGCACATGCAGAAGTCGAAACAGATGAGCACAATGTAGGGCATTGCTCCGGCGGGTTTTCCTTGGAATACAAACCCGAGATATACGATGTAAAGGACTGGTTCGGAAAAATCGTTGCAAGGTTTGTAATCGGTGAAGACATGGCAATCAAAACCGGTATCATTAGCTGGTCGCTGGCTAAGCTTGCGTTGCTTTCCACAGCGGTTTTTACAGAGGATAAAGAAAAGAAGACACGAACGCTCGTATTTGGTGGTAACAAAGATTTAAAAACAGTGTTGGTGCGATTCGTACACACTAAAAAAGGCGGCAAGAAATTACGCTTTACCGCCATTGCACAGGGCGGAAATGGGTTCTCGTTGGAATTCAGTCAGAAGGAACTGACGATTGACGCACAGCTGAATGCAATAGCTAAAAAGAAAGACTGGCTATGTGAGTTTGAAGAAGAAATGGAAGATGCACCGGTAACACCGGAAGAAGGAGGAACAGAATGAAACCAATTGATTTATCAGCATATGCCAACAGAACGGTAGATTTCCTCATCAAAGGGGAATTAGTCAAGCTTCCAGAACTTTCCTATCGTGATATGAAGAAAGTTGCTGAGTATGAGGCGAACGAAGATACGACACAGCAAGACGAACTGAAAATGGTTTTGTGGCTTCTGAATAAGAACACCGGTGGCAAACAGTTCACAGAGAAGGATGTATATGACCTTCCTGCTGGGGCAATCTCCAGAATCTATAGAGAATGTGTCCTGCTTCCACGAAAAGCATTGAACGACCCAAACTAGCAATCCCACTCCCATCTGATCCTGTGATACGTGATGCGATCATTCAAAAGTATTTCAGTTTAGAGGAGTGGGAGGGCAAGTATCAAAATATGAGTGGAGAAATGAAGGCCATAAGTGATTACACAGGGCTTTCGTTTGATGAGGTCATGGATCAGCCATACAGTCTTTTCCTACTCTATCAGAAAGATGCGTGGATGTATAACAATATGCGTTCAGAATCAGGCAGAAAGTTTATGAAAGATTTGATCAGGCTGCAGACGACTTCGGCCGACTTGCAGGCAGTACATGCATTTAAAGGAGGTGTCACGACATGAGTTTAATGGGAGGCCTTGAACTGGCACCTCTGCTTACAAAGATCAAAGTTGACATTGCGAGCTTCAAAAAAGACATGGAAGGTGTCAAAGCGGAGGCAGTAGCTCAAGCAAAGGATGTATCAAAGAAGCTTGAATCCACTGCTAAAGTAGGACAGAGCATGTCAAAAGTAGGAGGACAGGCTACGAAATTACTTACAGTTCCCCTACTTGCTGCAGGAACTGCTGCAGGGAAGCTGAGCATGGATCTATCTAAAAACATGGGACTTGTGTCAACATTATTGGATGGTTCAGTAGAACAGGTCAATAAAAGAACGGAAGAGCTGAAACAGAATGTTTATAAGATATCCGATGATACAGGATTGGCTACAAGCAATATCAGCGATGGCTTATATCAGGTCGTTTCAGCGTTTGGTGATACCGCAGACAGTGCAAAGATATTGGAAATCGCATCAAAAGGAGCGAAAGCCGGTAATGCAGAGGTAACTGATAGTATCAACCTTTTATCAGCGGTAACGAAGGGATATGGCGATACTTCAGCAGGTGCAAACCAGAAGGTTTCTGACCTTGCTTTCCTTACTGCGAAATTGGGACAGACGACATTCCCGGAGTTGGCTGGATCAATCGGAAGAGTAGTGCCTTTAACAAAGCAGTTGAATGTAAGCCAGGAAGAATTATTCGGCGTTATGGCCACAGCTACCGGCGTAACTGGAAACGCAGCAGAGGTATCTACACAGCTGCGTGGTGTCCTCCAGGCATTGATGGCACCTACAGACAGTATGGCGGAACTCATGAAAAAATACGGCTACGAAAATGGCGAAGCTATGATCAAGGGAAAAGGTCTGCAAGGCACTATCGACATCATCACAAAGGCAGCAAAAGATAGTGGCAAACCATTACAATCTTATATCGGTTCAATTGAAGGTCAAACCTTGGCTCTGGCATTGAGCGGAGCACAGCATGATGTATTCACTGAGAAATTAAAAAAAATGCAGGATGCTACAGGTGCAACAGATGAAGCATTCAAGCGTGTTAATGAAACCACTGGTGCGAAGTTCAGCAATTCACTGAACAAAGCTAAGAACTCACTTACGAAGCTAGGAGATGCTATGGCTCCAATGCTAGAAAAGGCTGCTGACCTCATGGGTAAGGTTGCGGAGAAAATAGGAAAGATGAAACCGGAAACGATGGAGCTTATCGTAAAGGTAGGAGCTATGGTTACTGCATTTGGCCCATTACTGAAAATCACTGGTTCTCTAGTAACAGGTTTTACGAAATTGGCACCTGCTGTATCCGGAGCAACGAAACTTATAGGCAAAGGCATTCCACTCATAGGGAAGTTGGGATCTTCGCTGGCA